AAGAAGAACTTAAAAAACTAAAAGATGATTAATCAAATCAAGACAATAGATGTAGATCAGATATGGATGGATGGGGAGCAAGACCCCTGCCAGTCATACGTTAAATACTCAAAGATAAGAAGTAAGTACGTAGTACCTATAATTGAAAGTATGAATGATTTATCCAAGAAAATGTCTGGTAGCAAACAATTTAAGATGACACCCTACAAATGTAAACTTAAAATACGTTACCTTTTGAACTCAGTAGAAAAACTTGAGTTGAAGCATTTAAATTACTTACTGGAGAGCAACTGTACACTAACTAGTTTTATACGCAAGATAAATGGAATACGAGACGAACGCAATAGAATCAATGCTAAGAGGCGTGGGTATAAAAGTAAAGTTAGACAAGAGGATAACACCCATTAAGCACCCTTACATTAAAATGTTGATAAAAACATTTAACAAACACAAAATTAAGTACAATTATTTTCACGAGACAGAAAACATTATAATACTAGGTTCTTGTAAGGATAAGTACTTAGATTTAAATGAGTGTATACTCTCTCCAAAATTTGATGGCATCACTATCATTTCGTTCTACAATACCGAATATGAAACACAAGCACAAGAACATTTAATGTCAGTACAGAACATCATAAAAGACATATTTCCTGCTAATTTAAATTACGAAATTATAGGATTTAGTTAAATATTTTTACTAAAAACGTTTCAGGAGTAAAAAAAGTTCACTATATTTGCAACAGAAAGTTAATTTAATCAAACCAAAACTATGGAAAAGTCAGAAAGCATTGGGAATCTAACCCTTGCCCTATCAAAAGTACAGGCTCAATTACGACCTGCTAAAGAAAACTCAAAGAATCCTTTTTTCAAATCAAACTATGCTGACTTAGGTTCAGTATGGGATTCTGTTCGTGCATTATTGTCCGAAAATGAGCTATCAATTATTCAAATGCCTACAGATGTCGGTGGGCTAACAACAATACTATCACATTCAAGTGGCGAGTACCTATCCTCTACCATGTATATTCCATCTAAGGAAGATGCTCATGGTGTTGGTTCAGCTATATCCTACGCTAGAAGATACGCTTTAGCATCATTTGTTGGTGTAGTTACTGGAGATGACGATGGTAACGGAGCAGTTAAAGGTAACGCACCCATAGTTAAGAAGGTTGCAGGTGCTAAACCTAAGCTATCATCAGACCAATACAAAGCTATGGTCAAGGCTATAGAAGATGGTAAAGGTGCAGTTGTTCAGCAGAAAATGAGTGGTTATTCTCTTACTAAATCTCAAGAAGAAAATCTAGGGAAATTTATAAAAGTTGCTAACACACTAGCTTAGTGAGTTTAGATAGTTTTATAAAGAAGATAGAGGATGACTCTTTCTATTACTCCGACTACGAGTTTGTTACGAACTCGCAGTTGGGGTTGATAAAGAAGGATGTACGTACCTACAAACTTATGAGGGATAATCCTCATTTAAGAACGGAGACCTTTCCAATGATCTTTGGGAGGGCTTACCATGTAGCAATGCTAGAACCTAATGAGTTTAACGATAAGGTTAAGGTATTCGACTCAGCTACAAGGACTACTAAAGGATACAAAGAGTTTAAGGCAGAGAACTCTAAAGCACCCACTATCATATTAACCAAAGAGTACGACCAGATAATGCGTATGCAGGATGTGTTGTTCTCACATAAAGAGGTTAAGGATTTACTGGTAGCAGAAGGAGAAAGAGAGATAGCTAACGCTTGGCAAGACGATGATACTGGTGTGTTCTGCAAGGGTAAAGCAGATTACCGTAATGGTAAAACGCTTATAGACCTCAAGACTACTGGAGACGGAAGTCTATATGGTTTCTCAGGATCATGTAGAAAGTATGGCTACGATAGACAGGCAGCATTTTACTCAGATGGTTTTGGATGTGACGAGTTCATCTTCATAACACAAGAGAAAACAATGCCCTACAACGTGTCTATATTTTATGCAGGTAAAGAGTTTATGGATAGGGGTAGAGATGAGTATAAGTACCTACTCGATACCTATAGAAGATTCTTTATAGATAATGAGGCTGTTGTAGAGGAGCATTTAATAACAGACACGCTATGACATTAAGAGATGAATTGTTTAGAAAAGGGATAACTGTTCAGTTTCTATCAGAAAGAATGGGGTTAAGCCGACCTACCCTATTTAAATACTTAGACACTCCCGAAGAGTTTAAAATAAAACACTTCAAAAAGATCGTAAAGTATTTAGATATAACAGAAAGAGAGGCACTTATTAATTATTTTATTAAAAGCTAAAAGCTATGAGTAACAAGACAGAAAAAATTTACATTGGAAACGGAACTGAGAAGTTCGATGGTGGAATGGTTAACTTTTCATTAAACCTTACCAAGTTAGGTAAAGAAGCTAGTGACTTTATGTTCGACTACAACGGAGATAAATACATCAAGTTAAAGGTTGTAAAGAAGCGTGAAGAGGATGAGTACGGAAAGACTCACTACGTAGAGGTTGATACCTTTAAGCCAGAGCCAAAGGGTTCTACTGCACCAGCAAAGAGCGATGATTTACCGTTCTAGTATATAGATTATATGGGGAGGTAAACCACCTCCCCTATTTTTTTACCAAACCAAACCAAAGCTATGAGATTAAGAGTATCAGATAACGACATAATCAATACGGATAACGTTGACTTTATAGAGATGGATGGTAGGTATATAGTATTCCACTCTAAAGAAAAAGTGTATAAGTCTTTATACAATAACGAGTTTGAGTCACAAACTACATTCAATAATATAAATCACTATCTTAAGGTAACAGACGCTAGGTTCTTAAACGAAACAAGTCCTAAGGAAGAAGATCAGAGAAGGTCTAAGGGATTCGATATGTTCTGGTCTATGTACGACAAGAGAATAGACGAGAAGAACGCTAGAATATCCTTTATGAGGCTTACATTGGAGGAGATGGGTAAAGCTATTAAGGGTGTTAAGTCTTACATAGAGTCTACTCCAGACAAGAAGTACAGAAAGAACCCTAGAACTTGGATAAACTCAAAGGGATGGGAGAGTGAGGTATTATTATCTAGTGATGATAAGAAAGAGTTAAACCGATACACACAACCAAAATACGTTACTGATGACAGATAATAAAGACATGGAAATGAGGTTGCTTGGTCGTATAATGTCTATACCAAAAGAGTATTATAATAGTCACAGCCTTATGTCTGAGGGAATGTTTACCGACCCTCTTAATAGAAAGATTTACAAGGTAGTATCAGATAGGTTAGACTTAGGGGAAAAGGTAGACTTAGTTATACTTACTAAGCTAGTTAAAGACTCTCTAGCACCTTATAGGTTAGCTGAGTGTTACTCTTTAGACTTTAGCCATTACAACACAGAACACATGATTCTTTTCTTATCTCAAGAAGAGAAGAAGATCAGATTAAAAAAGTTAATAGAGGTAACTAATAACAAGCTAAATAGGAATGATGACTTGTTTGAGGTACTAGACTATGTAGAGACAGAACTTAAGCCTATATCAGAGGTTAGGGGTAGCGATATTCCCGACATAAAGAAACAACTAAAGGTACTACACGATGACATACAAAGAAGAATGTCCTCAGATGAAATGGTTGGTGTGCCTACTGGGTTTCAATCAATAGATAAGTTTACTGGAGGTTGGCAAGAGACTGACTTTATAGTAATAGGTGGTGCATCCTCTATGGGTAAGACATCTTTAGGTTTAGCCTTTTGTTACAACTGCTCTAAGGCAGGCATACCCTCAGCAGTATTCTCTTACGAGATGGGGGAGACACAACTATTACAGAGGTTAGTATCATTAGAAAGTTCTGTTAATAACAGATACATAATGAAGGGTACGCTACAGAACGATGAGTTGGCTAGGGTAGATACTGCTATAGGTAAGCTAGAAAGAACTGAACTATACGTTGATGAGTGTAAGGATTCCTCACTTAGATACCTGCTGAATAAGATACGTCAGTACGTTATAACTAAGAGTGTTAAGTTTGTCTTAGTTGATTACCTTCAATTAGTAAAAGGTAGTGGTCACTCAAGAGAGCAGGAGGTAGCTATGGTTGCTCGTGAACTTAAGAATATAGCTAAGGAATTAAACATAACAATCGTAGCATTATCTCAGCTTAGTAGAAGTGTAGAGAAGAGGGGTGGAGGTAATAGACCTATGCTATCTGATCTTAGAGAGAGTGGAGAGATAGAGCAGGCATCAGATATTGTTATGCTTGTGTATAGACCAGAATACTATGGTATTATGCAGGATGATAACGGAAACAATACAGAGGGTTTAGTAGACCTAATCTTTGCCAAAGGTAGAAATATAGGTACTGGAGTGCTACCCCTTAAGTTTGAGAAGGAGTACACTAGGTTTAGTGACCCTACAGATTATGGTAACGACTACTCAGCAGTTCAAGGAGTAGAAACATCACAAGCATTCTAAGGTATGATTTCAGAAATATTATTAACCCTTAGTGGTTTATACTTTTTATTTTTTTTTGCAAGACAAATCATTTACGAAATTTTAAAATAAAAGACATGAAAGAAGGTACAAAATTAGCACTAAATAAAGCAACTAAACATCTTGACTCATTAAATATTAAAGATGATGATCTGCAGATAATAAAAGCTTTGTTTGAATTTACTTACAAAGAAAAGGATATACTACATTCAATCATAGGAAGTAGAAAGAGAGATTTAGTAGAAGCTAACGCAGCTATATCAAATATCATTAGGAATCATTTTAATTTTCCTATTGTATTAATAGGTAAGATCATAGGTAAACATTACTCTACTATAATTCACTATCAGAAGCTTAACGATGGTTGTTTATCTTATGATAAGAACTACTTAAAGTTGATTAGGAAATTAAACATGATGGTTGATAACTATAAAAGAAGTTATAACGAAGTTAAATTTGATTACAATTCTTTAACAGAAGAGAGAGAGGTGTTGGTGGAAAAATTAATGAGAGACATTTCATCACTAAAGGTTATCAATTCAAGTTTAAATAATGAGGTGCGTAATCTTAAAGAAAAGTTAAGCAATGAGGAAAAAGATACACTATGTCACAGTACATTATAAGTGGAGATCATTTAGAATGCAGAAAGGAATTGAGGTGGTTTCTAAGAAGTGGAAAGAAGGCAAACACACAACCTGCGTTACAGAAATAGACCCATTAAAGTTAGAAAAAAACGAAAGGTTTTGCAATTCCTTAAGTTATATTCATAACGCTAAACTAGGTATAGAAATTAAAATAACAGATGTTGTGGTTCATAAGTTTTTATGTATGTCACACGATGTTTACTAAGATATGGATTTAAAGAAAGAACAACAGATAGACCTATTATTATTACTAGGTACTTACAAGTCATTTAGCGAACAACTTCACAATATGAAAGGGTTACATAGTGGTTTAGTAAAAAAGAAATTCAACCTACTACAAAACTACGTAAGCAACTACGAGAAACAAATCGACTCTACGTGGTTAAAAGATAATCAAAAAGTAATAGAGGATCTTAATGATTCTATTACTGATATGGTGTACATGATTCGTGAAAACGTTGATAAACAAGTTTAAAGATTAGGTACGATCTACCTATTAAAATGTAACAAGTCGGTTGCAATTCTTTTTAAGTGAGTAAGCTACTTGAGTGCTACATAAAAAGTCCTAGGTAATGCTAATACTTAGGCAATGAGAGGTCAGGTTCTCAATTTGTTTTGAAGGTAAGGTGTAGGGGATCTGCACCTTACTGGATTACCTAACTTAAAGTAAAGCATATACTTATGACACACCCACTAGATCCTAAGGAAACCGTATTTAAAACCTTAAAAGATGGTAAGACTATGTTTGAGTTGCACTTTGGGTTTACATCTGAAGACAGAACAAAGGTGTATACTTATGATAGAGATAGGTACGGAGCAAAAGAAAAGAAACGCTTACGAGTAGAAGCAGATTGGAAAGAAATTAAAGAAGCTGAAAAGAAACTATTTTCTATACCATCTAAAGACAGATTACATAATCAATGGTGGGACATGACTAAATCTAAGTTCTGGCAAGAGGTTGCTCAATGCGATGTAACTTACTTTGGAATAACTACAAAGTTTAAGAGATTACCTAAGAACGAATGGAGGCAATAACTAAAACAAGACTAAGATGGATATTACATTAAAAATAACTAGAGGTAAAGACCAAGAGCTTAATTTAACTGCAAAAACTATGAATGAATTGGTAGATAAAATCATAGAATGGCAATTATGG